CCTACTTCATGTTCAAATAAAGTTGTTTGACCTAAACCATCTTCACCAATAACTTCAGGAAAACTTCCCGATGCTGAAGCATTTAATTTAGTTCCAAATGGTTTTGGATAAACTGTTGCATCAATCCAAGAAGTTCTAGCTTCTGTACCAATATACCAAGCACCACCTCTTATTTGTTCACCATAATTAAATACAACATATTGATCATTGTAAGTAGAATTAGTTGATGGATAATACCAAACAACTTCTGTAAATTGATTATTTAAACCTGCATATACTTGTTGACCTTTTGTAGTATCAGCTTGATCATAAACATAGTCTTCAACAGAACATGGTAATGATTTAACCGTACCATCAAACATAAAGAAACCATTAGGACTCATCCAAAATGCAGCACCATCGATTTCAATGACTGCATTTTTACCTATCAACCCACAGTTAGTGCCAACTTGTTCAAAACCAAAAGTAAAAGGTGCACCAATAAATTTCATGGTATACAATGCATTATCTGTCCAAATTAAAATAGCTTCTTTTGCTTTTAATGAACCCATAATTTTTGTACCATCTTGTAATCTTTGTGATCCAGCAGTATTAATTGCTGTTGGTGTATAATCATTTATATCTTCTTGATCCGAAAATCTTATAAACATATCATCTTGTGTTGCTGTATTTCCAATAGTTGTTTCGGTTCCAAGATGAATTAAATGACGTGTTGTAGGAGATACTAATGTAACTCTTGTTGCTGTTGGATTAGCTGATGTAGAAAATCCTGATGTAGTAGTTGATGCACGTGTTGTTAATCTTGCAGCATCTCCAGCGTTCCATGTAAATGTTTTACCGTTTGCAATTGTTGCAACCAATACTTGACCAAAATTACTTAATGACCATAAACCTGGTTCAAGAGATACTTCTGATGCTGAAGCGGCTTCTCCCCAATCAACAAAATCTGCAGCATTAGTTACAATTGTACCACTTGTGTGTGTAGCTCTTATTGAACCATTTACGGCTCTTGTAATACCTGTTAAATTATTTGTTGATATACCTGTATAAGAAATTAATTCTTCATCAATTTGCACTCTTCCTGTTGTAGGAAAACCTGCAGTAGATGTTAAAGCTATATTAGATCCTGAAGTACCACTAGTATTATCGCCCAGTGTTCCATTTAATGTAGTTTGTGTAGCAGTAGAAACTACTCCATTCCATTCTGATATACCCCAACCATAACCATAAGATTGTGCAGCAGGACCAACTGTTTCATAAGGAATTATATCACATGCTCCACCACCTGCAGCACCAGTTGTAGTTTGCGTTCCAGTTACAATTGCAATTAAAGATGAAGTAACTTTTGTAACTTGAAATAATTTATCTTCAAATGCTGCATTTGTTAAACCTATACCAGGAGGAACACTTACATTGTCTAATAAAATAATATCACCTGATTGTAAATTATGTGCTGAAGAAAAAGTTATTGATACTTCTTTAGATGCATCTGCTGCGGACATTGTAACACTACTAATTGTAGATTTTACAGGAGTAATATCATGAAGTTGTCCTTCAAAATATAAAAGTAAAAATTTATCTGTACCAATTGCTATATACCTGTTTCCCGCCAAATCAACAAAAGCAAACTGACGTCTTGCAACACTAACTATAGTATCAGAAACTAATGAAGACCAACCACCAACTTTTTCCGGTAGTCCATATCTAAATCTAGTGTTATCACAATCGACCCATCTATTTTCTGCACCTGATTCGGTGTCTTGTTTATCAATTCCAGGTAAGACTTTAAAGTCAATTAGAGCCATGGTTCGTGGTCCTATATGTTATCTTTGTATATCCAGCCTCTTGTAGCGTTTACATATACCAAAGTAAATGCAGCTCCATTTGCGGATAATACTAAATTAGCGGCATTTCCTAAAATAGGTTGACTATTTCTATTGATAGTTAAGTTGTTTGATCCAAAACTATTTCCACTATCTATAAATGTAACTTCATTTCCTATTGCAGGTGAAGCTGGTAATGTTACTGTAACTCCTGTACCAATACCACTTCCTGAAGTATTAATTAATAATTGATCACCATTAACTGCTGTATAAGCACCGGGTATTGTATAATAGCCTTTTGTAATAGGCCCTGAACTGATGTTAGTTCCGTCAGAATATAAAACTATTTTAGCTCCTACTGGAATAGTTACACCTGTCCCTGAAACTGTTTTAACTGTTAGTGTATAATTATTTGATGTTCTACTTGTTCCATCTTCTACAATAAAAACTCTTTCCGCACCACTTGGCATAGTAACAACTCTGTTACCAGTTAAATTTCCTGTAAATTTGTAATATAAATTTTTACCATTTGATACTGCAAACGTTGAAAGTGATAGTGCTAAATCTGAAGCTGCTATACTTTGAGTAAAATATCCAGATGCTGCTTGTTCTAAAATTTGTAGATTTGTATTGGTAATTGTACCCCAAGTACCTGCTTTTTCACCTGTTGTTATTAACTCTAATTTTAAATCTGTTGATGTACTTGATGCCATTTTTCTCCTATGGGTTTAATGGATCTATTGGGACCCAAACCTGATTCACACCTGGCGGAATCGGATTCCATGTTATAGCACTTACAGGGTTTGTTGCAACATTTAATTGTATGCCAGTTGGTACTATTAATTGATTAGGAATAGGACCAATATTACCTATTGTTATATTAAATCTATTACCGGATACAATAACTACAGGACTAACAGTGCTACTTCCAATGTCAGAAAAAGTTGTTTGTGCAAATGTTGTAGTTCCAAAAAACATAATTTATCCTTACGGTGTTGAAAGATTTCTCCAAACTTGACTTACGTTAGGATCTATCTGGTTCCACAATCTAATTGTTGGATCTGTTGTCCCAACTTTAAACTCTGTTCCAGTTGGCACTATACCAGCTTTTGCAACAATTGTCACTGATCCAGTAGATAGGTTATATCTATTACCTGTTATAATTGCTGTTGCATTTGCTTTGGCTGTTGCATTACCTATTGATAAATTAAACCTATTTCCTGTAACTGAGAAGTTTGCATCCGCTGCAATTGTAACTGTACCTGTTCCAATATTTAACCTGTTACCATTAGGTAGAACAACTGCTTTACCGGTTACGGTTACATTACCAATTGATGTATTAAATCTGTTTCCTGTTACTTGAGCCGTGGCCCCTGCTGCTGCAGTAACTGTACCTGTAGATAAATTTAATCTATTACCTGTTGCTAGAACAAGTGCTTTTGCAACTATAGTTGGATTACCTGTAGTAATATTAAATCTATTACCCGTTACAGATACATTAGCATCAGCTGCAACAGTTACATTTCCTATAGATGCATTTAATCTACTACCGGTTGGTATTACTCTTCCACTAATAGAGAATGTAACTGAACCTGTGCCTAAATTATATCGATTACCTGTTACAGGTACGTTAGCGCCTTCTTTAACGGTAACGTTTCCTGTAGTTAGATTATATCTATTGCCGTTTGGAAGAACTAAAGCTTTACCAACTACGGTTATATTACCGATTGATATATTAACTCTAGAACCTGTTACGGCTACGTTTGCATCGGCTATACCTATATCCGAAAACGGTGCTTGGGAAAAGGTAGTAGTGCCGAAGAACATGGTAGATTACTACCAGTCTTTAGTCTTTGAAGTAAGTTCTGGTGCTTTTTGACTTTCGATTTGTGCAGATAAGTTTGATTGCATATCAGCTTCCGTTGTATCAGACATTTCTAATACGCAGGCAGTTGCACTTTCTTTAGTCATAGCATCAAAATCCATACCTTCAGAACCTGCACAAGATCCATACATAGATGCAGAGTACTCTCCGTCAACTGCTGTATATCTCCAGTGAATGTTCTTCACTTTGTTATCAGAGTCCGTCTCAAAATTTGGGAAGGACCATTCGTATGTTATTGCCATTGTTGTCTCCTATATGTTAATTATAGCTTTTATTTCTTCTTCAGTTAGACCAAGGTCTAAAAGTTTTTGTTTACCAGATGCTTTCTTATCTTTTGCTAGTTGTTTAGCATCTTTTAATTCTTGTTCAACAGTTGGTATCATAGCTTCAATATCTGCATTAGATATTGGTGTTGTTCCATTTAACCAAGTGATTTGATTAATGTCACTTGCATTTACAGTAAATTGTGCGTTAGGGTTTATTTTTAATATTGCTTTTTCAATCATAATTTTATCCTGCTATTTCCATTAGTGTTATTTGAGAAGTAAATCTACCATGTCTTGAAGATGGACTTTCTGGTGCATTAACATAAACTGTTTTTGTAAGACCAGATGCATGAGATAATTGTGGTTTATATGTAATAGAGGAAGTAGTAGATGGAGAATCTAAAAAAGACATACTAGTTCCAGTCATTCCAAATACAACATCATTTGCTGCCATAGAAGTTTGTGCTTCAAATCCACTTGTAGAAGTGTTTATACAAATTTTAGTAGAATCTCTCATTAATTGAATTTTTCCAGAACCAGATGTTGTGTGAACCATAATATCATAAGAAACTAAAATTTTATTTGATGAACTTGATGGTGTAATAGAAGCAGAAAGACCAGTAATATCTGTAACTGTATCTGTTGCAAGAGAAGCAGAAAAATCATCAGTTTTAACTGTTTGAATAACTTGCAAAACTCTACCTGCACCAATAAAAGCAGTTGCTTTTATTGTTCCATTAACTTCTAATTTTTCTGATGGCGATG